TATAAATCAATTTGAAAAAATTCACCCTGCAACTATAAAAATAAGTAACCCCGGGGGGTATTAAAAAATTTGCATTATCGGGCGAAAATTCCGAAATCGCAAAAAATCTCTCTCCAACCTTGAAAATTTGAAAGGTAGGGGGGTATCAAAATATTTTGCTTACCGGGTGTAAAAAGAAAGGAGTGTTCAGCATGAACAAAAAAACAAAAGCATTAGACAAGGAAACCTACAAAGAAATCATAACCGCAATCCGCAAAGGCTTCAATTACGGTGAACACGTATTTAAGCCAAACAAACGGCTTGCTACATTACTGGTAGTGCAAGCCAACATCGGAGTTAGAATCTCTGATATACTGCACCTTACGCTTTCAGACGTGGTATACGAGAGCGGTCGCTATCATCTGGATATTGTAGAGCAGAAAACCGGCAAGGGAAGAAACTTCACGGTTCCAACTGAATTATTCCAGTTCTTAAAGCAGTACACAGAGGATAACGGCATTGCACCAACCGCAAGAATCTTTCCAATCAGCGAAAGAGCCGTACAGAAACAATTGAAGATTGTAGCGGATTTCTTTGGAATTGACGGAATATCAACTCACAGTTTCCGTAAGTTCTATGCTACGGAAATGTACCTTAACAACGATTATGATATAGAGTTGGTGCGTCACCTGCTACAGCACTCATCCAGTTCCACAACGCAAAGATATATCAGTATCAGTGAAAAGCGTGTTGAGAACGCATTGAAAAATCATTTGTGTATCATCTGATTGTATGGTACACTGTAAAGGTCTAAAGTTAATATAATACGGCAACCATTTATTTCTCCCCCCCGGTTGCCAATTAGACAAAAAAGTAGGAGCCTTTTCCATAATTTAGGCTCCTATTTCTTATTATTATATTACGAGTTGGACTAATCTTGAACTAATATTGGACTAAAATAAAACCCACCAACTAAGTATTAGTCGATGGGTTTATCATAAACTCGCATTTCGCAAGATTTATCTCTATTGTTATACTGTCTGCTGTCAATTTTAATTATTCATCCTCGTAGTTTACGCCACAACAAAATCCCATTCAGCTTTCAGTTCTTCAACATCATTTTCAAACAACTTACAAGCAATCTCATAGAGTTCCGGAATCATGTTCATACCACGGTCTATATAGTCCATAGTATTTCTGGCTTTCGGCTTTAGTATATCACTCTCCATGCGCAACTTTAGATTGCAGTGATATTTTCTTTCAAACTCTCCATATAACAAGCGGTATCTTTCTTTGTACTGCTTGTTTTTACAGTGTCTGACAATCTGGGTAATCCTCTGTCGTTTGGTCGCAAGGTCAATATCTCCAACAAGTCCAATAATAACATCTTCCTTGTGTACGATTTCTTGCTTCTGTTCCTTGATTTCCGTTTGCTGACGTTGGATAATCTCATTCTGTTCTCTGACAGTCTGCAAAGTCTGCAAGAATAATACCTTTGTGCTTTCCTCTGCGAACGGCAAATATGTATTGATGAACAATTCATCGTTATTCACATAGCCGCCAGTCTTTCGTATGGTTGGAAGTACCTCATCAAATAGCCAATTTTCAAACTTTTCTGCGTTTGGGAGTTGACTGCTTGCTACCAATCTGTAAATATCTCCTTCTGGAATAACGTTTACTTCGATTGTTTTAGTTTTGCTTTGTGGATGTGGTATGTCGTGTTTTACCACCCACCTGCAATGTTGTTTAATTGCGTTAATTACATCTTTATAACCCAATGATTTTGCAACATCATTTGCGACAAAATAAGGTCTTCCGTCAATAGTAACTGTGCGTATTTTTCCAAACTCTCCGTTAGTAAATTCAACAACATTCGTCGCACTGCCGATTGTTGGACTAATCTCATCTTTTGTAGGGGTAATTATACCATTCATACTTCGTATTCCTCCTATCAAAAGTTTTATGATACGCAAACAGCATTTGTGCGTATCGGGTACATACCCCAATATTCCTCACGCACGGTGCTTTTCTTTCTATTTCTTATTTTTCTTCCTTTCAACGTGTTCCAGTATGGTTTTCTCTGCTTCTTCTCTTAACTCCGCAAAGTACGATACAACTTCCATAACAAACCTTGATTCGTAACCTTTTTCGTACTTATATAGTATCTTGTAATCATCTACATTGTATGATTTTCCAATATCCAAAAGAATCTTGTGATACAATCCTTTTCTCGTAAGTTTGTATTGCTTGCAAAGATATTCAAAGTTTGGTTCCATTTCTGCAAGCCATTTATCCTCTACAAGTAGCGGATAGGTTTTGCGTTCCGGAATCTCCTGATTTACCTTGAAGTACGCTTTAACAAGTTGTCGTTGCACATCCCATGATAAATCGTCTCTTAAAGACTTTACTAACATGAGATAGCCGGTTTCTGTTAGCAATATAACTTCTAAATTTGGATTACCGACTAATGACTTTTCATTCGGTACGAATTTCGTCCCGAACTCTTTTTTAGTTATTGAATAGTAATCTTCATTTTCGATAAAATGCTTTTTATTCCTTGTAAAGTTTCTCTTTGCTGTTCCCTTTGGTCTTTGATGTACTTCATCAATATCCTTAAAAGTCACAACTCTCTGACCGTCATACTCTCTAATTTGCATTTCGGTGTTCTCAATGGTAATTACTTCGTTCATTAGCAAGCACCACCTTTCTCTGGAAAGAAATCAATCTTTCCGTTTGTCAGAAATTTAGCACAGTATGAAAATCCTGCAATGAACGATGCTTCTTGTACATCTGCTATGCCATCGCGAATTGATTCATCTATATTCTGAAACAGGCTCGGGTTTAATATGTCTCTCAAACGGGCAATGGCGTCTTCCGCTGTTTCCCAGTTCTTGTTGATAATACAAACTTCCTCGGAATTGTTCATGTCTTTTGTGTCCATAAAGTTCCGATAAGCAATTTTTAATAATTCTTCCATGTTTTTTCCTCACTTTCAAATAATGTTTGATTTTCTGTAAGAGGTATGCTATAAATATAAATAGACATATCTCTTGTTTGGTGTGTCATTGTAGCGGTTTAGGTCTGTCAAAACTTTCAAACCGCTACTTTTTTTGTAAAAGCAAATGTATCCCTTGTCGCATTGCTTCACCTTTGGTTATCTTGTGTTCCTCGCAGTATTTTTTTAACTTTCGTTCAGTTTCACTATCAAGGCATACACTAAACCGTTTAGTTTTTGGGTCATTCACTTTGGGTCTTCCTACTGTGCTTATTGTTTTTCACCCCTTTCTAATTTTAATCACACCTTTATTATATTTATATCACACCAAAAAGTCAACCCCTAAATGCAAAAAAATAGAGACAATATAAAATTATACTGTCTCTATCCAATAAATCTAGTTATCAAGCATTTCATTTACTCTCTGCATATTATCTCCAGTATCATACACAATCACGCATGACCTGCCAAAATAAAAAACTGCTAAGAATATAACGCAAATCAAAATAACTATCAAAAGTCTTTTCCACATATAAATTACAACCTTTCTCTATACTAACTAAATAAAATACCGCTCTTCATTATATACCAAAACACAGAAAAACAAAGGATAATAAGAAAAGCAATTAAGTTATCTTTCGTAAGATTCTTATAATATTGAACATCATATCCCTCGTTTGCTCTAAATGAGCTATAGCATTTAAAACCAATCGTCCAAGCGAGCGGAATAAGTGCCAATAGATAATATTCTTCGACCAATATTCCAACTAAACTAATAACATTGGTTACTGCTGCTAACATATTCGCAATGAACGAATTCTTCAATTCCTTTGATTTAGAGATTATATAACCACAATGTGGACAACTCTCTGCCGTATCACTTACCTGACCTTTACACTCCGGACATCTTATCAATGACATTTCTGAATCCCCCTATTCTATTTTATCAAAAACCTAAAAACAAAAATATTAAGTAAACCAATCACAATAACAACCCAATCATCAATAATGTATTTGTTCTTCCCCTGCCTTACTAAATCAATTATCGCCAGTAACATAGCAAGAACGGCAAGTATCGTAGAATATCCCGGTGTTGGAAATAATATTGATATTCCGCACATTACTGCACTGACTATTCCAAGCGGAGAATGTTTCTTTTTTACATACATGGGATTTCCACAATTTGGACATTTGTTTGCATTATCACTTATTTCTTTTCCGCACTCCGGGCATTTAATCAAAGCCATGAGCAATACCTCCTCTTTTATTTTTGATTATATATTATCATATTTGACTATATTTGTCTATATTGCAGTTCTTAATGTTTGGAATACATTGTTTGTTATGCTAATTATTTCATCTGCGTATGTTGCCAAAAAGTCGCAAAACATTTCTTCCTGCTCCAAAGTCATATCAATTCCGTATGAAAACATTGCGCTATGGCATATCTCATGTAGCAAAACTTTGCGTAAAAAACCGCCGCGCAAAATATTTGATATATAAATTGTTTGATTGTTTCTATCGCACATTCCGCAAGTATAACTTCCGTCACTTCTTTGTAACATATTGCTATAAGGTGATACTGTTACTATATTCCAAACAAAACCATTCATAGTATACAATCTAACCACTCCAATCAAAAAGGGGCAATTACGCCCCTTTAATTTGTTTTTGTTAAAACTTCTGCAACAATGTTTGCATTTTGGCTTTGAGTAAATTTTTTTCTTCCTGCGAACTATCCGCAATCATTTCCGTAATGTCTTTTGATAATTCACCCATGTACTTTTCTAACTCTTTCATTTTGTACTGTTTATCCGCCGGTGTGTCTGCTTTGTGCATTTCCTTTGATTCCATGTACGACATACGGCTCATTCCGCTTCTGCCCTCTCTGGAATCTCTCATCTTCATGTTTTTATCCATTCCGGTATCAGTGTAATACATAAGACCGTCTCTGTGTTTATCCATATCTCTGTACCATTCCGGGTCATGTTCTCGGTACATTTCCGGCGTCATATGGTAGTATGGTTCGTCATATCCTCTACGGTACGTTCCACGTCCTTTTGTAGCAAATCTTCCGTCAGCGTATCGGTATTTGTCATAAAATCTTCTTCCGTCTCCGTAACGCTCAAACATTTCAAGCGTTTCTTCCAAGTTTGATTCATCCATTGCCTTTGTCAAGGTTCTGTAGTACATTGCTTCCGACAAATCTTTCATCATGTCTACTACTTTTCCCATTTCGCAAGTATCAACATTTTCGATTCCAGATTCCATTTCGCTTTTGGCACATTCGGAAAGTTTTTCAATCATACAATGCATTCTTTTAATATCCATCTCAATCACCTCCACCGGTTGTAACAAGAGTTCCATCACCGTTTATTGCATTTAATCTGTTGTCTGGAGCACAAGCAATTCTTCCAAGCAATTTGAAAACCCCGCTATTTGACGTGGTTTCAACTCTTGTACTGTATTTTGTTCTTGTTCTGATACTACAAGCCGTTGCCTGCGTACAATCACATTTTGTCAATGGGTAAAGCACCGCTCCAGTTCCAATCTGGATATATACCGGAGCAGAAATTGTTGTTTCTGCCGGAATGTTCTGCGCCACAACAATGCAATATTTTGAACCATCGTTATAACTTCCTTCCGGGATTTGGATAACAAGACCAGTACCGGCAGTAAAATTTACTGCCTGACTTATAATCAATTTCTTGCAAAGTCTGCATACGTTTTTACAATTACTCATAATCTACCTCCTAAAAATCAATATGGGATAAGCCATAGACCTATCCCATAGAGTAATAATCAGCCTAGTTCGGCGAGTTTTTCTGATATTCTGTTTTGATTCTTCTGCATATTAGCAACAACCGCAACCGTTGTTAAGACCTACTCCATAAGCGGACTGGTAAGGTGAGCAAGTGATGTAAGCTGGTACGGCAGTAGGTCGCAACTGGCTTACAAGATACTGGTTCTGCTCTGACTGTGAAGCCGCCAATTTAAGGTTCTGATTTTCAGTCTGCAAAGTAGACAATTTGTCGTTTACAAGGAAGTCAAGGATGCTTCTTGTGTTTGCGTTCTGATTGTCTATAATATCTCTTGTATTGTTGCACATAGAGTTCTGGAGTGCGTTTGTCTGCGTTGAAATGTTGTAATTCACGCCCTGAATAGCTTCTCTTGTTGCACAGCAGCAGTCGGAAATCTGATGAGATACGTCATTGAATCCCTGCTGGTTCTGAAAACCAAGCGTACAGATTGAGTTATCAAGAGTTCTGAAATTGCTGTTGATTGTGTTGTTCAGCGCATAGTTACTGTCTGCCAGTCCGTATGTCTGCTGGTCGAGTTTGCTAATAAGCGTCTGCTGGTCTACTGCGGCTCTAACATCTGCCTGTGTAGCACAAGGAACGGATGCTCTGTCACCGCCGTTGCCGTAACCGCCGCCAAATCCATTACCCCATCCGCCAAAAATAGCAAACAAGATAATCAAGACCCACCAGCCGTTTCCATCGCCCCAGCCGTCTTTGTTGTTTCCTGTCACTGCCGCAATATCGGCAAGACTAGGTGAATTTCCGTTAAACATTTTGTTTACCTCCATTGTTTTATTTACAAATGGGAAACTAGTTTTAAGTGCACAACCCAAAATGTACTAACGTAAATTGCATCTTTGAATAATTGATTTTCTTATTTCATCCGGTGTAGTTCCTTTTTCTTTGCAGACGTTTTCTGCAAATTCCTGTAACCCTTTTGAATCTCCATTTCTATACATCTCAATAGCATTTTTCGCCATAGGGTTACTCATAACTTCATTGTTTTTTGTAATTTCTTCTAAAAATTTCTGTGGATTTCTCATTGCTTTCATAAAACTAATTGGATTAAGCATCTGTATCACTCTCCTTTTTAGTCGTAGTCGAAGATTTAGTGCTTCTAGTCGAAGATTTAGTCGAAGTTTTAGTCAAAGACGATTCCAAGTTAGAGATTTTGTTTTCTAACTCATCAAATCTTTTCATAATTACTTCCGTGGCTTCTTCTGATATGCCTATTTTGCTTTTTGATTTGTCTTGTGTCGGATTGTTAGGCTCTGTATCTAAAACTGGCTTAAACGTCAAAATATGAGTTCTTCCATTTGCAAGCCATTGTTTTCCAAATATTTCTGTTCCGTCTGCTTTTGGAAAATAATATATATTCCCATCCATCGGAATGTCTGTTGCTTTTACAACGTCAATGCTATCAACAACTTTTCCAATAAAACTTGTCTGTTGTGATGTTGCCTGCATTTGAGAGTTCTGCATAGGCGGTTGTAAGTTCTGCTGACAGTTTTGCAAAAAGTTCATTCTTTCTGCGTATGGATTTTGAACATATCCATTATTCATCGGATAAAAGTTCTGATAATTTTGCATCCGGATTCTCCTTTCTTATTTTACCAATAACATTTTCAAACACGCTAACGGCTGTAGCCTGCGTTCCAATAGGTATTTTCTGCATTTCATTTTCGCTAAAAATCATTTCAAGAATCTCGTCTTTGAACATATCAATCACTCCTTACAATTAAAACTTACACCAAAAAAAGACGGATAAACCGTCAGAAATCATTCAAAATTTATTCATATGTATTATTGGAAACAATGCTCTTTTCTTACAATCACGTACTTTGTTTAGTGTAAAATAATGTATTAAATTATTTACACCATTTATACACCATTTTTCTAAAAAATATAGTTA